TTGATTAGGAGTATGGTGTCATGTCTGCTTGTACTGACGCTCTTTATTTCGATCTGGTATCAGATCTTATTGATAGCGACCCGTGTATTAGTTCGTTTTTACGCGACGACCTGCTACTAGTAGCAGATTTTAACGTATCAGCGTCTATGAGCCCTCGCTTGATTGCGATGGCTCAACTTTTGCGCGGGTTCCTCAAGAAGGAGGAAGAAACGAATAGTTCTGCAGAAGAAAATGCCCTCAAGAAGTTCTTGGAGGTCAATGATCTAATGCGCGACTTTCGCTTCGCTACCAACCAAGACAGTCACCCTTATGTCCTTGATGCATATCCAGAAGCAAAGCTTCTCATTGCTCAGTGGTGTGAGGATGACTACGGCTATTCGCCGTTTACGTCCCTTGCTATTTATAATGGCATGGACGTTGGTCCTGGCGCATCTAGACTGGCGAGCGGCGGTTCTTTCTATCAGAAAGTAGCTGCATCTCGTCTGTCTTATTGCGGTAGATCTGCTCTTCAGTTTTATACTGAAGCACTCTTGTGCGACTCCAATAGCTTTAAAGCTGAGCATTCTCGCTCAGCCTATTTTGGAGCTCCCATAGAGTTACCGGGTTCTACCCTGAACTTCGTTCCGAAGACTCGGGACATCGCTCGAACTATATGTACTGAACCATCTATTAACATGATGCTTCAGAAGGGAATAGACTCTATTCTCCTTCGCATCCTTGACAGACGGACGGGTATTGACCTGTCGGTCCAGCAAGGGCGGAATAGAGAACTTGCTCGCAGGGGGTCGATTAACGGTCGTTTCACGACGATCGATTTGTCTTCCGCCAGCGATTCTATTTCCCTTGGCCTCATACGTGATCTTTTACCAAGAGATTTACTCTATTGGTTAGAGGCCACGAGGTCCCCAACGACGCAACTTCCCGCCAAATTTGGCGGTTCGATTGTGCCGTTACATATGGTAGCTTCTATGGGGAATGGTTATACCTTCTCCCTTCAGACGCTTATCTTTTCGGCGATAGTCCTCGGCAGCTATAGGATTTTAGGGATACGTCCTGTATACCCTAGTACTACGGCTGTGGGCAACTTTGCAGTTAACGGTGATGATATCATCATCGATTCTAGAGCTTACGGACTCGTCCGTTCGCTCCTTGAATACTGCGGGTTTACCCTTAACCGAGATAAGACCTTTTTTGAAGGTCCCTTCCGAGAGTCTTGTGGGGCTGACTGGTATTCCGGTCACCCCGTTCGGGCCGTGTACCTTAAAAGGTATGCGACCGTGCAAGACAAATGTTCCCTTTTCAATCGTCTGTTGAGATGGAGTATAGAGCAGGGCATATCTCTTCGCCGGACCCTAACTTCGATATATAGGAGGATAGGACATCGAGTCCTATTTGTTCCTCCATTCGAAGCGGATACAGCAGGAATACACGCCCCGTTCTCCATAGCTCGTCTCCAGCGACATGTTCGCCTTCATAAGCGTCCATGTCGGAGAGATCGACCATACTACCAGGGCTCATTCGAATATCTTCGATATGAACCCCTGGCATGTAGAGTTGATCTGTCACGCTTGCCAGAGGAGAGTCATCCGACATGCATAAAATATAGAGGGAAACCACTATATGTAAATCCATTCGGACTCCTCTTGTCTGTTTTAAAGGGTACACTTCGGTCCGGTTATCTTACTTCTCGTCCTGATGAAGTAAGGTACCGTTCCCAGGTTAGCATCGCCCCTCTTTGGGACATGCCCCTGGCGGGTTCCGAGCGATTAAGCTCGGTGGGCTGGCAGCGCTGGAATGCGCTGTCTTGGTACATCCTACAGGAGTGTGCC